TTTGAAAAAGTAATATTACTCGCAGGAGTTGTATTTACGATACTAGCGATAGGAAACATACTCATTAACTTGCACTCCTTACGCCATAAACCGCGAATTGTAAAACTTGAAGTTGGCTATTACCGCCAGGAAAGAGTAAATCGAACTCTGTAACCGCAGCTGTGCTACGCCAACACATAGTATCCATTTCAGAATAAGTTGTACCGCCACCAGCAGTATCATTATTAACTTTTTGTAAGAAAGTTTTATAGGTGGTCGTATTTGCATAATTAAGAAGATGAATTGTAATCGTGCAGGGAATACCACTTACAAAATTAGGACCTGCGCCCGCGCCGATATTGTTGTTAGCAACGCTACCGCTGATTACGCTTGAGTTTTGCGCTGCTCCATAAACCATTGAATAATTTGTTCCGCCGTCACCGTTGATTCGTGACCAAAAACCTGTTGCAGTATATGAAGCATTAGATTGAAAAGTGCATTGAATAATCAGATCACGATAAATCTGTGGAATATTTGTGAGGCTAGTGTTACTAGAACCCGAAGGGAAAGAGTTGTAGTAAATAGGAATGATTGCGCCCTTTTCGGCACTGGCGGCAATAGCAGGAATAACGCCCATTATGGAGTCACATCCCCTACTAGATTCCAAGTATTTGAGCCTCTATAAATTAAGGTAGCAAAAGAATTTTGCGCACGAAGTTTTAGCCCTGGAGTTGTATTAATTGTTACGCCAGAAGCGGCAGTAACCGTTACCTGACCTGCGCCATCTTGAATTAACTGAATTTGTGTTCCAGCAGTAAAGGCAACTGATGATGAATTGGGAACGGTAAGTGTAATTGCCGAAGCGTTAGATAGCGCAACAACCTTAGTAGCATCTGCCAAAACTAAAGTATATGACGTTCCCGATTGAGCATTAAAGTTTACTGGCGCATAACCCGTAGCATACGAAAGAGAAGTCCAGGCTGTCGATCCGTTGCCGATCTTGATAAGCAGGGTGTCGGTCTCGAGGCCGATTTCACCAGCTGCCAAAGTAGGGTTAGTAGACGTCCAGGAAGCTGCTGTACCGCGACGTAGCTGGATCTGGGTAATGACCGCCATTATGGAGTCCCTCCGTCATAAGTCTGTGAAGCTGTGGTCGTGGGATCGCCACCGTCGTATGGAGCGATACTATCAAATCTGCCTGCGTCTATCGAAGTGACGGTCGTAGTGCCTAATTGAATCCAGGCTGAACCTGAATAGACGAAGAGAGCACCCTGGGTCGTATCGTAATAAACGTCGCCAGCTCGAAGCGTCGGAGTAGTCGGAGCGCTTGCTAAGGCTGGGTGATTGACAGGATCTAAAGCTAGTTTGCTCACGCTGTTAGATCACCCACGATTAGCCAGTTATTAGAAGAGAGCTGAATAGCTGTAGCGAAGGAGTATGTCGCTCTGAGCTTGACGCCAGGAGTCGCATTAACGGTTACGCCAGATCCACCCTGAAAAGTGACTTGACCAGCACCGAGCTGTACGAAGCTGAGCTGAGCACCTACTGGGTAGGAGATTGAGCTAGCTGGTGGCAAAGTGACGGTAATAGCTGAAGAGTTAGAAAGGGTAACGAGCTTGCCGTTATCAGCTAATACGGTTGTATAGCTCGTGCCTGTCTGGGTGTTGATAGCGATATTGGTGATACCAGCTGTGAGGTTACTGGTAACGGTTGGTCGGACGTCGGTGATATTGGCATTGGTGATCGAGGTCGCGTTAGCTGCGACATAGACCTGGGCCAGCGCGATCGAGTTATCTGGTGTAGCTGGGACGGTAGGAGAACTAGCTGGTGTGCCAGTGACGACGTTCACTACGACGTTATTGGTCGATCCTGTGTAATAAGAGTCATTGACCGTAAGGCATACGAGGTCGATACGAGGATTAGTTGCGTTAGCTGTGGCGATCGCAGCCGTGCTAGTCGCGTCGTTATAGACGGTGTAGACACCCATATTGGCCTGGGTTGTACCGACGATAGCTGCCCAGCCAGAGGCGATTAGCACTGACATACCTGGAGTGCCATTTTGAGTAACAGCTAGTGAGCTCGCACCGATAATTCCAGTGGTGCCAAAGATAGCCTGCATACTGAGGCGATCATTTTCAGCTGGGTGTGAGCCGTTTTGTAACCAGCTAGGGGGTGTGCGAAGTGTCACTCAAGTCTCCTAAATGTATGCGTTATTCCATTGTACCGTTGCCTGGGTTGCACCGATAACTGACGACGTGCCTGTGAAGTAGAAAAGATTACTACCTGGCGTGGCACCGAACCAGGAGGACGATCCTTTGAGCAGATTTCGAGCTGGATTTCCGTTAAGGCTGACGACTCGGTTGAGCAGGTCGATCGTAATAACGTCCGACTGAGCCATAGTGTAATTAAAGGAGAGAGCTGCGTTGGCTGTAAATGAGCCGATAGCTGGGTTTGTTACTGGCCCGTTAATCGTAATAAACGGATAAGTGGTAGTCCACCCGCTGTTTTGTACGCTGAGGTTTCCTGTCAGCGATCCCCCACCGTAAGTCATATTGTAAGTACGGTTGTAAGTACGACCCACGATAGTCGTAGGGAGCATAGATCCAGTCTGGCTGGTGTAATCGTAATAACGGGGATCTGGGCAGAAAAACTCGAACTGAGCTTTGATCTTGCCATAGGTGTAGTCAGGATCGACCGTGACTAAGCTTCTACGGACTCGAGCGTTGATATATTGGAAATTATCGCTCGGAGCTAGCTTAAATTGAAGCGGGCTGGTGCCAGTCTGTTGAGGAAGCAAAGCTGCCTGAAGCAGGTTGTAGTTAGCTGAGGCGCTTAACCCATTACCCGACATAATCTGAACGTTCATAGTGATCGTACGAGCAGACAGAAAATCCCGACCACTGATAGCGCCGTCCAGGTAGCCTCGATCTGAGTCCTGTACACGAAGCATAGGAAGGGCGTCTAAGCCGTCTACGGAAAGGATCTGGTATGGAGAGCTGGCCCCACCGAATACAAAGCCGTTAAAGGCAAAGGAATAGGGATTTAACGAGGTTACTGTGCTCACATTGACACCAGCCCGAACTTAGCCATAGAAAGAAGTTTATTCTGAATATCAGCTGGAGCTGTCGATCCGTCCACCGTGATAGGAGCGCTGATATTTATTTGAGGAGCTCCAGCTGCAGGAATAAAGACTTTGTTACCAGAGCTGTCGGTCGCTCCCTGGATAGCACCGCTAGAAAGCTTTGTACCTCCCGTGAAGGTGGTGCCAGCAGTATCAGTCTGTGGAGTAGCTGACGGTGTGTAGGACTGAGGCACGGTAGGTACGCCAGGAGGTGCGACATAAGTTGAGCCAATTCCTGAAACGCTACCGCCTAAACTGCGAATCTTTGCAGCTGCAGCGTCAAGTTTTGTCATAAGATCTGTAAGCTGCTTATCCGTGCTATCTGAAATAGCCTTGATCGACTTGTCATAAGCGTCCTGGGCAGCGTTAAGGGAGTTAGTAAGCGTGTCCTGGGCTTTAGCCAAAGCAAGATCACGAGCGTTAGCTGCGTCAGTCTGAGCTTTGTTAAGAGCTGCCTGGGCTTTAGCCAAAGCGTCTGTGTACTTAGACTGCTCGGTAGCGAGATCTGCCGTCAGATTAGCTTGGTTATCAGCTAGCTGCTTCTGCATATCTATACCGACCTGGGCATACTCTTGAGCCATAGCTTGAGTAGCAAAAGTCGTACCGTTATTCATTGTGGTAGCGAGCTGAGTGAGACCGTCTTGAGATACTGAGTCGATCTTGCTGTACAGGCTCTTGATCTGCTCCGCTGTCTCAGGAGTAGCGTTAAGTACAGCCTGGGCCATCTGATCGCCCACGTCTGGGCCTTTAGCGATAACCTGGTCGATAAACGATTGTGAGTAACCCTGGGCTGCGAGGTTTCCAGCGTCTTTTTGGAGATTGAGAATCTTGTTGAGCTGATCCTGCATAGCTCCGACGAGGCCACCAGCAGTAGCTCCACCGCTAGTAAAGAGCGTGGCGAGGTCGATCTTTGTGGCGCTTTGCCAGGCACCAGTCATAGCGTCGATCGACTTCTGAATAATTGCCTGGCGCTTATCGTCTGCGTTTTGCTCGATCTTTACTGCGTTATCAGCTGCCTTTTGTTGAATTGCAGCTATAGCGTCTTGATGATTTTGCTCGATCGTCTCGACAGCCTGGTTATAGGTTGTCTGAGCTGAATCCATCTTGTCCTGGTAAGCCTGCTGAATATCAGCGTAAGTCTGGTTGTATTTATCTTGAGCGTCTAGGCGCTTAGTATTGAGATCTTGCTGAGCTGCGTCCATCTTGTCTTGACGATCTTTGAGAGCAGTCTCGTAGTCAGTCTGAAGCTTTGTCATTTCAGTCTGAGCTTTAGCTAGCGCGTCAGCTTGCTTCTTCGCTGCAGCTGCAGCCTTCGCAGCTCCCTTATCGACGTTTCCACCTGGGACTAGGCCAGTAATATCCAAAGGCTCGCCTGAGCTGGTGCCTCCAGCTTTAGCTAGCTGATCCTTGATATTAGGGAACTTTATGTCAATTTTCTTATTAGCTAGACCGTCGAGCTTGCTACTGAATCCACCAATATCTTTAGCTGCGCCATTGACCGCGTCAGCTATGCCCTTAAAGTGTGAGCCGATAAACGGAAGGTGAGTAGCTCCTTCAACTACTTTACCGATAGCTCCTACCAGGTAGCCAAAGGCGTCTATAACGATCTTCAAGGCGTCTACGGTGACTTTTCTGAAGGTCTCTGAGCCATTCCATAGCTTGACGAAAGCTGCGACCACTAGGCCGATTGTGGCGATTATTGCGATCAGTGGAAGGTTAGCTGCGACCCAGGCTGCAGCTTGAGCGTAGAGAGCTGCCGTTACATTGACAATAACAGCAAGGAGCACCGTGCCGACTACCAGGGCGATAGCCTCCATAGCTCCTTTGTGATCGCCTAGCCACTTGAGAGATCCGATAAACCAGCTCTCAAGCTTTGTAAGAATAGGCAGAAGAAGGTTTCCGATCTTTTCTTTAAGATCCTCAGTCTGAACGCCGATAATCTGCATTTTGCCAGCGTAAGTTTGAGCGTAAGCAGCAGCCTGTCCACCAATTTTTGCATTTAACTGGTCAAAGGCTTTAGAGATCGCTTCATTCTTAGGCAGGTGAGTATCGAGGACAATTCCGAACTCACGGAAAGCTCGAGCTGCACCTGTGGTACCGCGTGTAAGGGTTGAAGCAGCTGTAGCTAGATCTTCGTGCTTGAGGCGAGCGTAGTCTGCAGCTACGGACATAAGCCTGGTGGACTCAGTGACTGATCCAGTCGCTGTAATCATCTTCGTAAAGGCGTCGCGTGTGTCGTTAGCCTTAAATCCGAGAGCCCCCATTGACTCTGTGGATTTCATAATAGCTTCACGGTTAGCGTCGGTATTGACCTTCGCGTTATTCATAGCTGTACCGAGAGCAGCTACTGAAGTCTGAGCTGCTTCAGCTGCCTTTACAGAATCCTTGAGAAAGCCCTCGAAGTCGGTAATACCTTTTTGCAAAGCTGAGCTGGCAAAGGTACCGAGCATAACTGTCTTGAGCCCAGCGAACTTAGTGCTGGCTGTATCAGCTGCAGCCGTGATGTTTTTGATACTGGTCGTAGCTTGATTGACGCCAGCTTGGACGCCAGAGGTCTCAAGATTGACGGTGATATTTAGTGGAGGAATCTCGCCTGCCATCTGCTATCCCCCCAAAGGCCTAAATGAGTACGCCAGAATCTGACTGAGTTGTCCTGACGAAACCAGTCCCGAAAGAGCAGGCTCCATATATGGGTATTTTACCCCACTTGCCCAGTTGCCACCGCCTAATTCGAGGTGACGAGCATAGATAGCACCAGCTCCGACTTCAGCTGAGTAACTACCGAAACCTTTACGACTCGAACTAAAAGTCATAGAGGTTAAAAGATTTCCCGTACCTCTGTTAGGGCCTTCACCGCTGCGTGGCCCGATATGCGGGTTGTATCGGTAATACTGATTGCCATTACGAGCAGTAACGCGCACTGGAGGGTTAGAAGCTGAATCAGCGTTTTTCTTTGCGTTGATATAAACCTGGCGAGCTATCAGGGACATAGCTCCATTAGCTGCCTGGTCAAAGCGAGCAAGCCAGCGCTGCATACCAGCCTGAAACTCAGCAAAGTTATCACTCACCGCTGCGCCTGCTCCATCTTCTCGTTTTGCACTTCATCTAGGGTATCAGCGATAGCTAGTAGCCAGTCGGCACGATTAGCTGGTAGCTCATCTACCTGGCTAGGCGTCCAGCCGAAACGATCAGCGAACTTAAAATAGACCCATTCTTCATCTGGATAATCCAGATCTGGGTGACGTTGAAAGCCCTGAAGCGTAGCTTTTAAGCGTTGGAGCTTTCTGTAACCGCTTTTGGGTCTGCCTCATTCTTGTCATTCTTAGCAAGAGTAGGGAAGAGGATCGAGCTAATATCTTCAGAAGCTTT